TGCTGGCCGGGTCTGAAAACTGCGCCAATATGCCGTTGAGCGCAGTGCCTGCGCGGCTGGCATCAATGCCCGCGTCGGCAAACTTACCAATGATGGCAACGGTGCTTTCCAGGCTCAGGCCCAGACTGTGGGCAGTTGGCGCGGCGTAGCTGAGGGCCTCAGCCAGGCCGGTGACGCTGGTGTTGGACGCATTGGCACCCATGGCCAGCACGTCGGCCACACGGCCCGCATCGCCAAAGCTGAGGCCCATGCCGTTGACGGCTTTGGTGACGAACTCGCTGGCCTTGGCCAAGTCCACCCCACCGGCTTGGGCCAGTTGCAGGGTGGCGGGCAGTGCGTCGATGGCTTGCTGGGCCGTCAGGCCTGCACGGGCCAGGTTGCCCAGGGCGTCGGCGGCCTCGGTGGCGGTGTACTGGGTGTTGGCCCCGGCGTCTTCAGCGGCTTTGCGCAGGCGCTGCATTTCGTCAGCGGTGGCCCCGCTGACGGCTTTGACTTCGCTGAGCTTGGCTTCGAGGTCAGCAGCGCCCTGTACTGCCCCGGCAAAGGCTTTGATGCCAAAGTACCCTGCAATGGCGGCACCGGCGGTGGCCGCCACAGATCGCAAAGATCCAAAAACGGAACTGGCTTCGTCTTTGGCGCGAATGATCAGTTCAATGGGCTTGATGGCCATGCGCGCTCCCGGTTTACCAGTTCACACCGAGCCGCATCAAGCCGCCTGCTGCGCCATGCGCACGCTCATGAACTTGCTCAGGCCCGTGCCCGTGACCGTCGCGTCTGACAGTGCTTCCGCCTCCAGCTCCAGTTGGCCAAATTCATCGGCAATCAGGTCCAACGCCTTGGCCGGGCTGAACTTGATGCGGAAAGCTTTCACAATCACAGGCTTGCCGCTGCGCGCTTCGTTCAGGCCTTGGAACAACAGCGTGTATTCGTCGCTGCTGCTCACCATGGCTTGCACCAGGTCATCGGCCAGCGCGCCGTAGGTCACGGTGATGTCGTCGCCGTCGGCCAAGGCGGTGGCAGTGGGCTCAATCCAAATGCCTGCGCCCATGGCTTGCCAGTTGCCCGCCGCAGCCACCACCGTAGCGCCCACCTTCACGGTGATGGCCGCCCCCGTATCAGGCAGCCGCGCCAGCTCCACCAGGCTGCCCCGCACAATGTCGGCATGGGCCTCATCGGCTACCGCAGCGGCCGCATGGGTTGTGACCGATCCGCGCAAGGCAATGGCCAGGTTGCTGGGCGACAGGTTACTGACTTTCATCTTGGCCGTGACGGCTTTGATGCGGCTGGACGTATCCAACTTGCCCCCGCCCGCGCTGGTGTAGTCCAGCAGCTCCTTCGTATCCTCGGTGATGCCGAACTGCAACGAGGTGCAGTTGCCAATGGGGGTCTGTTTGGCCCCAGCGCTGTTGCGCTTTTGCAAAAACACTTCGCCTTTGCCGATGTACGAAACTTGTGTGGTCAAGGCCATGATGGGTATCTCCAGTTAAATTGTTGGGGCCGTTGCGCGCCACACCAGCTCGGTGCGCCACGTCAGCGGCAGGTAAAAAAAGCCGTTGCTGTGGCCACCGGCGGCACTCGGGGCCAGCTCCAGCGGTTTGCTCTGGCCCGTGGGCTTCCAGCCCGCCAGGGCGGCGTACACCGCTTGCAGCAGCACGGCAGAATTGGCGCGCTGGGTGGCCCCTTTGCGTTGGGCGGCAACATTGCGCACAGCCACCACCGTCAGCCATGTGCATGCCACCCGCGTGTCGGCACCCACGGCTTCCAATGGCTTCAAGTCGCCAAACAGCAGGTGCACGGCGGGCACCAGCTGGCGCTCCTCGGCCACATCGGCCAGCTCGGCGGCCGTCAGCACATGCACCGCAGGCACCAGGCCAGCCAGCGCGGTTTGCAAGCGCGCCAGCAGCATGGGCTCCAGGTCCAGTGGGTTGCTCATGTCAGTACGCCCCCCAGTCAAACGCCTTGGCGGGCTGGCGGCTCAGGGTGCGCCCAGCGGGTTGGGCCACCACGGTGTCCACCGCGCCCAGGCTGACAATGCCTTTGCTCAGCTGAACCAGGTAGTCGTCTGCCCACGCGGTGCCCTTGCGCACGTCTTCGGGCACGTCGTGGCCGTAGAGGCGGCGCAAGGCAATGGCGGCCACCACGGCGGGCAGGCTGCTGGCAGCCACCACCTCGGTGGGCAGTGGCATGGCCTGGCGGTAGCGGGGGTACAGGTAGGTGTCGGCATGCTTGCTGGCCATGTCCAGCGCCGCATTCAGGCGTGCCAGCCCAGCCTGGGCCACAGCCACCAGCTCGTCGCTCCAGGCACTGGTGGGCTGGCCCGTGGCCACGGCCTGCATCAGCTCGGCATCTACACCAGGCACGGCGCAGGCGCGCTGGGCCACCTCGCCCCAGCCACCGGTGGCGGCCAGGGCTGTGTCGGTGGGGCTGGCGTAGGTGGTCATGGGGCGTTACCTGTGACGCGGCTCAGCGCAGCACGCGGATGTAGTCACCGGCTGCGGTGGCCGCATCGCGGGCCACACCCCAGCCAATGCCAGCGGCTTTGGTGATGGCGCGGCCACTGGCATCGCTTTGCACTTCGTCGCCCACAGCCACAGCGGCACCGGCCTCAACGATGATTTCACCGTGGGTGGCCACACCCGCTTGCTCGCCCGCATCAAACTCCACGCGGGGCACACCCAGCACGCGCACGCCAGCAGCAGCGGGGGCACCGGCAAAGTCCACAAAGCGGTAGCGCACCAGGGCAACAGCGGCGGTGATGGTCGTCACCAAGATGATTTTTTCGGTTTGCATGGTGGTGTTAACTCACAGGTTGGTGTCTTTGATCAGGTAACCGGCCTCAGCCCCCAGAAGGAAGGGGCGGAAGATGTCGGTGTTGCGGATCAGCTGTACCTTGCCGCCGCTCTCCACATCCGTGTCCACTACCGGCTGGCCGCGTTTGCGCAGGGTGTAGCCAAAGCTGGGCTCGTAGGGGCTGCGCGCATTCATGTCGCCCGCCGCACCGGGCACATAGGCCAGCACCATGTTGTCGCCCCAGATGTCGCTGGTCACGCCCTTGTCGCTGGCCCGCACGGCCTTGCCAATGACGATGTTCTGAATCTCGAAAATCTCGCGCAAGTCAGCCAGCTGCACCAAGCGCGAGCGCGTGTCGCTCAAGATGGCCTTCAACTGTGGGTGGCGCTTCAACACGCGCCAGGTGGCATAGCCAATGACCAGGGTGTTGGGGTCTTTGATGGTTTTGGCGCGGATGGCTGCTTTGGCATCGTCCACCACGCCTTCCGGGTCGCTGTCGGCGTGGGTGAACTGTTCATTGCCCCCCAGCGTCCGCCGGTTGCTCGTGGGGTAGCTGGCCGTGTTTTGCACCATGTCAGCCACCATCACTTCATGGCGCAGGCGGATGCCCTCCACCACATTGGCGGTGGCCCGCGCTTGCAGCGGGAACATGCTTTCAGACTGCTCCCGGTAATCAATGGGCGCTTCCAGATCGTGCTCGTCCAGCGCCACATCCACACTGCCCACATCAGGGGGGGCAATGCGGTTGCTGGCTGCACGCAGAGCACGCTCGGTGGCGTACACCTTGAAGTGCTCGGTGCCGAACTTCGGAATCTTGCCGCCCTCTTTTTCGACGGTGACAAACGGCATGAGCTGGTCGCCCACGAAATCGGCGTTGGTGTAGCCAACAGCCAAGTTGGTCAGCACCGGGTCAACGATGCGGCTCTTGCTCAGGGTGGACATGGGTCAATGCTCCTGTCTATATATAGAGAGTGGTTGGGGTGGGGGCAACAGTTCAGCCCAGCACAGCGCGGGCTGCAGCTGCATAGGTCAGGCCAGGGTTGGCCGTCATGTGTGCGCGTACCTTTTTGTCTTGCGTCACGCGCAAGGGGTCGGCGTTTTCGGCATAGGCCAACGCGCTGTCGTCGGAAGCGTCACCACCGACATCACCGGCGCTGCGCGCCTTGGTGGCCGTCTCGCCAAACACCACAGCGGCAGGGGCTTTGGCCAGCGCATCGCGCAGGGCCTGGGCCAGGGGCTGTTTGGCATCGCCCTCGCCAAACGTCAGCGCTTGGGGCTTGCCGTCGGTGGCGGAGGTGGTGGCGGAGGTGGCAGGGGTGGTGCTGTGCAGGTCCAGGTGGTCCAGCGCGGCCACCAGCACGTCTTTGGCAGCGGGCAGCAGCTTGGCGCTGGACACCAGTCCCTCGCAGTACGCCAGGTTGGCGGCGTGAATGGTGGCCACGCGCTGGCCTTCGGCCTGGGCTTTGAGCATGGCCAGCTCTGCAGCCATGCGTTGGTTGTCAGCGGCAAGCGCCGCAGCTTCTTCAGGATTCACGGTGGTCTCCAGTTGGGGGGTAACAGGTTTGGGTGATGGCTTGGTAGGGTGTTGGGTGGGCGTGGCATCGGCGAATGCGGCAGGCATAACACCGGCCATTTCCTGGCGGGCATTGGCCAGTTCTTGTTGTGCGCCTTGCTCCAGGCTGGCCACCTGGTAGGAGGGCACCACCTTGTCTGCTTCGTCCTGGCCAAACTTGTCAATCAGCCAGTCGCGCAGGCCGCGCCACAGGCTGG